CAGCGGCCAGACGAATCAGAGCGTCGTAGGATACCGCCACACGCTGTGGCCCGATCCCCAAATCCGAGTCCAGCCGGCGCCGGACATATTGGCCGCTTCCGACAAGATCGGATTGAATCGATCGCCGAGTAGGGTAGGCAGGCAAGATCTACGGGTCGCCGTCCGTCGAAGAACGACGCCGCCCTTCATCCAGAAGTAGTCGGGATTGTAGATCCCACGCCGGACATAGTCAGGAACTACATACACATCGCGCCTCAATTCGACATCGCGCACTTCGATCGCCGTGCTAGAGTTGACATACGTCGATCGATCGAGTAGGATTAGCCTCGATCCGAACTGCTCTTCGAGCAGCCGACGGAACTTTTCGAGCTTGGTGATCATTGAGGACCTTTGGTTTGAGCAACAAGAAGCTTACAGTAGTCGAGACGTGGTTTGGAACGCCTAACGGCGAGGGCCTGCATGTTGCCGGCCGGACCGACGGGGCAATGTGGGTTCGCACGGCTCGGTGCCCGTTCACATGCAAGGCTTTCAACAATCCCGCCGGCGTCGACACCGAGACCGACGAGGGCCTTGGGTTCGATCCGACCGCGTTGAAGTCGCTGGACGACATGCCGGAGATCACTGTGGGGTGCGACAGTATATATGCTTGGGACCCCAGGTTCAAACATCTCTGGCGGGACTTTACGGCCGCCGAGCTCGCAGAGCATCTTGTATCGCTATTGCCGTCGAATGTGACAGGGTGGCAGCACAATCGCACCAAGCAGCGATACGGCCTGACGATCACCGGCGGGGAGCCGACGCTGACTCTGAAGTTCTGGGTCGAGGCTCTGTTCCATCCTCTGTTCGATGGGATGAAGACAGTGACATTTGAAACGAACTGCGCCGTGCCCCTGATGCCGAAGCACATGCATGATCTCAGACGGTGGTGCGAGGCCGAGCCTGGTCGCAAGATCATCTGGTCCAACAGCCCCAAACTCTCTGTTTCAGGCGAACCTTGGGAGAAGGCCATTGTGCCTACCAATGCGCTGATGCAGCGGCTTGTCGGCGAAGGCAACTTCATCCAGTACTTCAAGTTCGTGGTCGAGCCCACCGAAGCGAGCTTTGCGGAGGTCGAGCGGGCCATGGACGAATACAGGGCCTCGGGAATTCCTGAGGACATCGAGGTGTGCCTGATGCCTTGTGGTGCTTCCATCGAACAACAGCAGTCGATCGATTCGCAGGTGGCGCTGATGGCCATTGAGCGTGGCTACCATGTCTCGTGGCGAGCTCACCTGTACGCCTTCGGTAATCGTCCAGGAGTATGAACATGTCAGAGCATTCCAAGACCGCCAGGCGCCACTATGTGAGCTGGACCGACATCGACCACGCATGCAACGACATCCTCGACCAGATACTGCTTGACGGCAAGATGCCCAAGCGCATCGTTGGGTTGACCCGGGGCGGACTGATCCCTGCGGTGATCCTTTCCCACAAAAGTCGCATCCCGATGTCGTCGCTGGACTGGCAGACCCGCGACGGAACGACCAAAGAAGCCCTCAAGCTGCAACGTCTGATTGACGATCTTGTCGACCCCGAAGACACGATCCTCGTGATCGACGACATCGCCGACTCCGGACGCACTTTTGCGTCGATCAAAGCCGCAATTCCTGCGGGCCACGAATCGCAAATCGTCTTCGCTGCGCTGACACACAAGTCGAGCTCGGAAGTCGAGCCGGAATACTATTCCACCTACCACAACGCCCGGGAAAACGTGTGGTTTGTGTATCCGTGGGAATCAACGTACAACCCTCGTTATTAGCGTCTGACGTCAGACGGAAAGGCACCCGCCCGCCAAACTTTGACAAGTGGAGCACATCCTGTCGGGGCAAGGTGTGGATGAACAACGGTGTTGAAACAGTTCGTGTGTCGCTAGAAGATGCAGCTACGTATGCAACCGTGGGATATGTACGAGGAAAACCAAAAGTATCCTGCTGCTCATACACTGCTGACGTTTACAACTTCAACCGCTATCACAAAATATGCCCCCACACCACTCAAGGATACCTGAGGCCCAAATGACCACCGAAATTCGCAGCACCAAGAGCTACTGGAAGCTCCCTACGAGCCATATGCAGTGGTTCGACCAAAACGCCGACGGCAGTCCTGGACCCTGTGCCAAGTGGCACGGATACGATCGATCGTTCCACTTCGAGTTCGCCGGTGACATCGACGATCATGGATGGATCGTCGGCTTCGGTGATCTCAAGCCCGTCAAGGCCTTTCTTGAGTACTACTTCGACCACACAGCCCTCGTTTCTGCGGATGATCCGAGAATGCCAGACATTCTGGCCGCCTCGGACGCAGGCATTGTCGACCTGCGCATTCTTCCGTATGGAGTCTCGATGGAGATGACGTCGCTGTTCATCTTCGAGCAGGTCAATCCGTTCATCTTCCAGATCAGCGGTGGCCGCGCCTATGTTCGCAAGATCGAGTCCCGCGAGCACGACTCGAACTCGGCGTGGTTTGAGACAGATCGAATCACCGCCATGCGCCAGGCAGAGTCCTTCTTGATGGACGGCTTTGCGCCAATCTGCTGCATTCCACGGTGGAAGTGGAAGTCGCCTATCGAGGCCTTGAATGCCATCCGTTCGCTCACCTCAACGACCCCATAAGGAGACGTAATGAACAACCGATCAAAATGCGACCCGCAGCTCGGCCAGAAGGTGCACGCGCACCTCGTCAGCAAGGGAATCGAGACTCCGATGACGGCTGCCACAGCATCGAGTCGCGACGAGAAGATCGCGGCCATCTCGGCGAGCGTCAGGAGCATTCTACTTTCGTTGGGACTCGATCTCGCCGACGACAGTCTCGAGGAGACGCCGAACCGCGTCGCCAAGATGTACGTCGACGAGTACTTCTACGGACTCGACTACAACAACTTCCCCAAGTGCACCGTCATCGACAACAAGATGGCAGCTCCCGAAGAGTTTGTGCTCGAGCGAAACGTCAAGGTGCAGTCGGTATGTGAGCACCACATTCTCCCCATCCTCGGCCGAAACAAGGGCCACGGTGGAGCAGTAGTCGCATACATCCCCAACAGCAAGGTGCTGGGCCTGTCGAAGATGAACCGGATCGTCGACTTCTTCGCGCGACGTCCTCAGGTTCAGGAGCGTCTGACTCACCAGATCCTCGAAGCGTTGAAGTGCATCCTCGACACCGACGACGTTGCCGTGTACATCGATGCAGAGCACCTGTGCGTATCGACGCGAGGCGTGGCCGACAATGGCAGCTCGACCGTCACGTGCGCCATGGACGGCAAATTCGTGTTCGACGACAACGTCCGCAAGGAGTTCTTGGCGATCGCGCGGAGCACGTTTGCGTCGTGATCAGCACGCTGAGGTCCTTCATCAAGGTGCGAACCCAATTCGAAGGGTTCCACCACTATCCGAACGCAGGGTCAATAGATCCTCGAATCCAGTTCCTCGAAAACAACCACCGCCACCTTTTCAAGGTCGAGGTCAAAATCGGGGTCACGCATCTTGACCGCGAGCTCGAGTTCTTCCTGGTCAAATGGGCGCTCACCGAGCATCTGGACAGCGGCGACCAGAACCACCAGAGTTGCGAAATGATTGCCCGTCGGATTCTCGAAGAACATCTGATTCCTCGATACGGCAGTGACAGGTACTACGAAGTGGTCGTCTCCGAAGACGGCGAGTCCGACGGCATCGTGGAATACACGCCGCTCTCTAAATAGCAGTCGAGCCACCCCAACACGCACACAGAGCCCGCCATGAAGACATTCCAGACCTTCCTATCCGAATCCGCGGAATCCACCACTACCTACGCTGGCGTCCAGGTTCCCAAAGCAGACCTGAGCAAAATGCGTGCGTTTGTGTATCGCGGAGTGCATGAGTCGGACAAGCCGCACGACGAAATCAAGAAGGCGTTCGTCGCCAAGTACGGCGCCAAGTACACCAAGATCTTCGACAATCTCGTCGACGAGATGATGGACTGACCCCCCACTCACAGAGGCAGGCGTTGACGCTCGGCGCCTGCCTCTCGTAACATGTGCTTCTCTTTGCAATGAGACTTCGCTAATGACAAACTCCTCTGTGCAGTTTGCACATATCGCTCCGACGGCGTATCTCCGCGACTTCACGCGGACTAACGACGTCCACCTGGTGCTTGCTCACCTCGTCGAAACAGACCCGGCGTACGCGGCGTACTATCGGTCGCTCGACGACGGCAAGCTCAAGATCATGGACAATGCCGGCTTCGAGATGTTCAAGCAAGGCAAGCCGATGTATCCGTCTGATCGCCTGATCGATGTGGGCCGTGCGTGCAACGCAGACATCATCGTGATGTCGGACTATCCGAGCGAACACGTCGACAAGACGATTGCGGCAGCGGAAGCCGCCATTCCGCAGTTCAAGCAGGCAGGATTTGGAACGTTCTTCGTGCCCCAGTCGGAGCCTGGTCGTCTCGATCAGCTCTTGCGGGGACTCGAGTGGGGATTGAACCGCCCGGACGTCGATCTGATCGGACTGTCAATCCTTGCGTGTCCGATAGCTTTCGGCGTCGAACGCAACAACCCACTTCAGCGGTTCCTTTCGCGCTGGCACGTATTGCAGCACATGGACCGAGCCGGCCTGCTCCGATCGCCAAGCGCTCACAAGCGCTTCCACTGTCTCGGCATGGTCGACGGTCCTCGCGAAATGAACCTGCTCCGACCGTACTTCCCATTCATCAGATCGTGGGACTCCTCGGCGGCGGTGTGGGCCGGTCTGCACGGCCGTCGGTTCGATTCGAGTCCGACCGGACTGATCGGCGGCAAGTTCGAGCTCGAAGTCGATTTCGGGTTTCCGTTCTCCGAACAGCTTCGCGAGTCTGCAGATGTCGCATTCAACGTCAGTCTCATCGACAAACTCAAGCGAGACGAAGCATGAGCAACTTCTATGTCATCGGCCTTGCAGGTAAGAAGGGTGCCGGCAAAGATTCTGCAGCTGCTGTGATCCAGCAGGCAGTAAAGACTGAGGGTCACGGGTTCGCGAAGTTTGCTTTCGCAGATCCCATCAAGCGCAGATTCATGCAGATCGTCGGTGCCAAGACGGAAGCCGAGTACGATCAGATCAAACGGTCTCGCGCAACGATTGGATCCGGCATCGCAGAGATTTCGATGCGCGAAGTGATGCGCGGCATCGGCATGCTGATGCGATCATACGACGAGAACCAATTCGTCGAGTACGTCCGCAAGCAGATACTTGCCGAGTACCAAGATCACATCAGGTATCGTCGATCGATGGGCAGCGACACGTACGTGTGCATCACAGATGTTCGGTTTGTGAATGAGGCAGCAATGCTCCGCACCGACTTCGGATCCACCATCATCCAGATCGTCAATCCGAACGACACCAGCGCCGACACGCACGCGACGGAGCAAGGACTGCCTCCACACACAGTCGACACGGTCGTCGAGAACCCTCGCGAGTGTGATCTCCCGCTCATCGACGTGCCGAGGCAGGCTCACGCGTTCAGCGCCGCCATTACCGACAGCATCCGCCGATATGTTCGTTGCCGTCCCTACGATTAAGAGGTACCCATCATGCTTCGCCATGCCCGCCCCCATCTAAAGCCAGACTCCGACGAGCTGTGCGTCCAGCCAAACGCAATCGACGTTCGGGTCGATCGTATCTTCCGATTCACAAACGCGACCAACGACGAATTCCGCCTGGTCGATACGCCCGGCACGCGAGAAGTCAAAAACCACCGCCAGACAGTCGAAGTTCTGCGCCAACCCATTCCCAGAGTCGACACACCCTGGGCTGCGTCTGGCTGGGTTCTCGGTCCGGGCGAATACCAGTTCGAGACCACTCAGAGCATTCTTGTGCCTGCAGGCATGGCCGGATGGCTGATTCCGAGATCGACGCTCAACCGCAACGGCATTGGAATCACTTCTGGGCTCTACGATTCGGGCTACAACAATGGCATCGGCGGACTGATTCGCGTTCCGGCCGGACTTACGTTCACCGTGTCGTGGCGATCGCGCATCGCGCAGTTCATCATGGCCGACGCAGAGACGGCCGGCCTGTATGCCGGCGACTACAACAAGAAGGACTGAAGCAATGACAAGCCAACCAGACGACACAGAGAGCAACACCGTCGAGCCGATTGTTGCGGTGAAGCTGATCTCAGGCGAAGAACTAGTCGCTCGACTGCTCGTAGCAAAGTGCTCTCAGAGCAACATCGCACTCGCCCAGCCATTTGCGGTCGGAATGGTGCCGAGCGGCAACTCAATGGCACTCTCGATGATGCCGTTCATGCCATACGCCGACGAAGACGATCTCAAGTGCATGATCATCGCGGCAACGGGGTTCATCACGATCGTAGGCGTCAGCCAGTCGATGGCCGACGCCTACAACGAGCGGACTGGCCGCATCGTCGTGGCGAGACCTAAGATCGTCGTGAACTGAAGCTTCAGCTCCCGCCAGGCGGCACGTACTCCCAGCGCCTCTTGCCGCAATCGTAGATCTTCAGAAACCCCATGTCGGACATGAATGCCGACTCGGTAGTACCTGCCGGGCAGCCGATGAGCCTCTTCTGACACGACTGCTTGCTATAGCGCTTCTGCCTCTTGACGTAGGAGTAGTCTGGACTTAGCGTCGAGGTGCATCGCAGTCCCAGCCGCGCATACGATGCACCGTCCGTCCAACGATTGTCGGACCACGTCACGAATCCCGTATTGGCGAACCACACCTCCACCGCCTTGGCCAACATCCGCCGGGATCCGCCGACAACCGACGTCCCCGACTCAAACGCAAGTCTCGACAGCGTCCACATTCCATCCTGCCGCTGGTGTCGTCTGAAGGTCATAGCAGCCACGATGGCGCCATCGTGGCGCAACACGACAGACCGAGTGCTGCCCTGCGACGGCCCCTGGATGTGATTCTTCTTGAAGAAAACAGCGACCTCGGCAGGCTGATGCTCGTATGTCTCCGGCCGACACTTCCTCGCACCAATCTTGCGGTCATAGACGCCACAGGCTGCCCTGATGAACGACACGACTTGATCTCTGCGCTCGATCCATTCGTCCTCGAAAATAGTGAACAGTCGAATGCCTCGCTGCTCGCATAGTTTAGACTTGAGCCGATGATAGAAGGCGCGACGGAACTTGGAGCTGTGCCAATACAGCCCACAATACTCGAAAGCCATGTTCAACTCCGCACAGTACCCATCCAACTGGTAGCCGCGGTCTATTACGCCATATGCAGAGGGAAACGGCTTGCCGGTAGCCGCCTCAAAGACGCTGCGGACCTCGTCCTCAGCTTTCGAGGTGGTGATTACCTCGTTGCCCGGCACACACTGTCCCCACTTGGCCAACTTTGCGGAGAGCATCTTTTCCTGCATTTCAGGCAGAGTCAGCGGATCCGAGGCACCGTATCGGAGCAGGCACGTGGTCTCTCGTTTCGACTGCGCCAACGCATGAGACACAGATCCTGGCCGGTACAGATCTGCTCGTCGCAATGTAGCCTTCTGTCTCGCGATCGGATCCTCGAAACCATAGCTGCCAAACTGTTGCCTCCGATCCTCGACTCTCTTTGGCATGGCGGCCTTCAGTTTGCGAGAGATCTTTGCGTTCCGCGACGGACTGTCGTGCACGCACTGCATCGAACAAAGCCGTCGATACCCACTCTTGAAGTTCTGGAATTCCGTCTGCGTCTTTCCGCAGCACTCACACATAGGCGGTCGACTAATCCCCGCATCAATGCAGTACAGCTTCTCCACAATGTCGTCTGTCGCAGGGTCGATCCCCGATTGTTGCAGCAGGTCCAGCCAGCCCCGTAACTCCCACCAGCGTTTCGTGGCGACCCGGCTTACCAGGCGTCGGGAATCGCTCGACATGCAGTGTTGACGAATCCAATCTCGCGTAATCATCCGAAGGCCTCGTTGCGAATGAGTATGTAGTATACGCAATGAGGGCCGTTGAAACAACGCATCGTGCGTCTGATGCTAGGCTGCAACCAAAACACGGCAGATCGATGAAAACTGAAATCACAATCGAAGAGCTTCGGACACGAAAGCTGTTCATCGGGGTGCCGATGTACGGCGGGATATGCTACGGGACTCACGCCAGATCCTTGATGGACCTGACGCTGCTGCTCCACCAGTACGGCGTCGAGTTCAAGGTGTACTTCATTATGAATGAGTCGCTGATCCAACGAGCTCGAAACTACATCGCCGCAGAGTTCATGGCTTCTGCGTGCACCCATCTGTTGTTCGTCGATGCCGACGTGTCGTTCAATCCTCACGATGCGGTGGCCTTGTTGGGCTTGCAGTCTGACGATTCGCCCTACGACGTGATCGGCGGGCCCTATCCCAAGAAGGTGATCAGCTGGGAGAAGGTCAAGGCCGCTGTCGACAAAGGGATGGCCGACGAGAACCCGAACACGCTCGAGAAGTACGTCGGCGACTATGTGTTCAATCCTCGAGTCGAGCCAGGCACAGCGCCTGGAGGGGCAGTCCAGGTCCGGCTCGACCAACCTCTCGAGGTGGCGGAGCTCGGAACCGGATTCATGATGATTCGCCGCCAGACCTTCGAGAAGTATGATGCCGCATATCCCCACAAGCGATACCTGCCTGACCACGCCAGGACGGCCAAGTTCGATGGATCCCGTGAAATCGCGGCGTACTTCGACTGCGAGATCGACCCGACAAGCAGACGCTACCTGTCCGAGGACTACCTGTTCTGTCGAAACGTGTGGGACATGGGCGGCAGGGTTTGGCTCTGTCCGTGGATGAAGTTGCAGCACACAGGCACATACACGTATAGTGGGTCCCTCGGCGATGTGCTCAGCATCGGCGCCGCAGCCACCGTCGACCCCTCAGCCATCCAATCGACCACCGGGAGCACAACATGAAAGACAAAGAAGCTATCCGCAAGGTAGTCATCGAAATCGACAACTCAATGACCCGCATCGACGCAGAGCGTGACTTCATCAAAGAGGCCATCGCGGCCGCGTCGGAAAAGCACGAGATCGACAAGAAGACGCTGCGCGCAATGGCACGCCTGTACCACAAGTATGCTCTCGATGTCGAGGATGCTCGGGAAGCGTCAGAGCGACTGTTCGAGGCATACGACCGGATAATCCGTCAGCCATAAAGACAGAGGAGCTACACCATGAAGATTTCCAACGACACCGTCGCCGTTCTCAAGAACTTGGCGGCGATCAACCAGTCGATTGCTATTGATGCAGGCAGTTCTCGACTGCACACCGTCTCAAACGCAGAGGACCTGTACGCATCGGTCGTGGTGCCGGAGGTGTTTCCTGTGTCCTGCAGCATCTATGACCTCAACCAATTCATCTCGGTAATGTCGCTGCTCGACGATCCGAAATTCGACTTCCAAGCCAACAAGGTAACGATCTCCGAGGGAACTCGGAAGATCCGGTACATGTACGCCGACAGAGCGGCGATCAAGACGCCCAAGTCCGACGTCATCAGGATGCCTCCTTCGATCGTCGAAGCGTCGATTACCAGTCAGCACATCAACGAGCTGCTGAAGGCCGCTGCTGTCCTTCAGCTACCGCACATCGCCATCTCAGCCGATCTTGAGATCAATGAGGTGTTGGCGTACGTCACCGACATGCGCAACCCTGCTCACAACGAGTTCTGCGTCCGACTCACCCCGACGTCAGAAATGCACGGCGGATGCACAGCAGTGTTTCGCGTCGACAAGCTGCGCGTGTTGCCTGGGACGTACACCGTATCCGTAGCAAAGGGCATTGGCCGATTCTCGTCCCCGGACAATGGGCATGGCGACGTGAACTACTACATTGGCTGCGACGAATCGTCGAAGTGGAGCCAGGCATGAACAACGTGCTCAGTCAAAAGCACGACGAGATGATCTGGGCGCAGAAGTATCGCCCGCAGACTCTCAGCGAATGCGTGCTCCCTGAGCGACTGCTGGCTACGTTCCAGCAGTTCGTCAGCTCGAAGCAGCTACCCAACCTGTTGCTAGCGGGTCACCACGGCATCGGCAAGACGACTGTGGCCAGAGCTCTGTGCAACGAGCTCGGGTATGACTCTGTGCTCGAGATCAACGCATCGATGAACTCGGGCATCGACACACTTCGCAACGACATCAAATCGTTCGCATCCACAATGGCACTAGGCGGCGGTCGCAAGATCGTCATTCTCGACGAAGCTGACTATCTCAACGCCCAGTCGACTCAGCCTGCTCTCAGGGCGTTCATGGAGGAGTTCAGCAAGGCATGTACTTTCATCCTAACGTGCAACTTCAAGGCGCGTATCATCGAGCCGCTGCACTCAAGGTGCACCGTGATCGACTTCACGATCGACAAGTCGGAGAGGCCTCTGCTGGCTCGGTCGTTCCTGATCCGCGCCGAGAAGATCCTGGACGCCGAGAAGATCCAGTTCGACCGGAAGGTCCTGATGGGACTGGTGACGAGGCACTTCCCTGACTGGAGACGCGTCCTCAACGAGATGCAGCGGTACTCGACGAGCGGCATCCTCGATGCATCTGCTCTATCCGCAACAAACGCCACCGACATAGACACTCTCGCCGCCGCTCTGCGTGCCAAGCACTTTTCGGACATGCGCAGATGGGTCGGCGAGAACGTCGGGCAGGACACGGCGCCCATCTTCCGGGCTATATTCGACCGCTGCCAGACGCTCGTCGAGCCGTCCAGCATTCCTGCGCTGGTCTTGTCGATCGCAGAGTACAGCTACCGGTCGGCCTTCGTGGCTGACCAAGAGGTCAACCTGGTCGCGTGCCTGACAGAGATCATGTCTGACTGCGTGTTCCCATGACCGCCGAACTCACCCCATTCACGTTTGTCGACTCCATCTGCGTGACGAAGCAGGATCTGATGGACACGCCCTCCGCCGAGAAGGCGTACGTGCCGTTCATCGTCAATCGATCTCTGTCCAACTTTGCCGACACTGCCCGGCTGGCAAACAAGACGAACTACATGCACACGGCAGACAATGTGATGCAGTACAGGTTTCTTCTACATACCGTGCCAAAACGTCGCCGGATTGCGAAGTGGCACAAGAGAGCCGTCAGCGACTCGATAGATGTCGTCCGGCAGTACTACATGTGCTCTTACCGCGAAGCAGAAGAATACGTATCCCTGCTGACGCCCGATCAGATCGACGGTCTTCGTCAACGCATGTTTACAGGTGGAGCGGTTCGTCATGGAGCAACCAAACAATGATGTCTTTCGAGGTCTTGGAGTTCGCGTCAGGCTTGTGACGCCAGAGAACTTCCTCAAGATCAAAGAGACTCTCACACGGATCGGCGTTGCCGACGCCGAGCGTAACCTAACGCAGCAGTGCTTCATTCTCCACAAGCGCGGCGAATACGCCATCTTGCATCTCACCGAGATGCGTGCGCTCGACTCCGCCAAAAACGTCGACGGCATCGACGATGCCAGCCTGGACATGAGAGACGTGATCGTATCGCTGCTCGAAGAGTGGGGACTGCTGGTCCCCTTCGATGAGGTCGTCAGGCCCTCCACCATGTGCGGGATGCGGGTCGTGCCATACAGACAACGATTTGAGTGGGCGTTGATCTCTCCGTATGACATTGGGCGAAGCCGAACAGGTTGATCGTTGCTCGGATCTGCCGTATAGTGCAGCTACTTCATGGAGTCGAGTTCAACATGTCCAAGTTCTACACGTCAGTCGATGTACACCGCGGCGCGGTCCTTGAACGAGGATACACAGATGGCCGCCGCCATGCGCGCAAGGTGCCATACAAGCCATTCTTGTTTGTACCTGATCTTCGACCGTCGTCCGACGACAACGAGCAGAAGTTCACTTCGTACCGCGGCGAGAGCTTGAGGAAGCTCAGCTTCAGTAGCATCAGCGAAGCCAGAGAGTTCTTGGATCAATACAAGAACGTGTCGAACTATCCTATCCATGGGATGACGACGTGGCAGTACCCGTACATCTTCGAGAACTACCGCGGCGAGGTCGTGCCCGACTTTTCGCTGATCCGGACCATGGTGATCGACATTGAGGTCTCCGTTCCCGATGACGGAGGCTTTCCGAGCGTCAGCGAGGCTGCCAATCCAATCACAGCAATTGGAGTTCACTGTGCTGGCGAATATGTCGTGTTTGGGCTTGGCGTCTACACTGGGCAAAGAGCAGCCGAGTTTCGATATGTGCAGTGCGATTCCGAGTCGTACCTCATCGAATCGTTCCTGAGGCACTATCGTAGCTGCGATCCTGACGTCATCACCGGATGGAACGTCGAGCTGTTCGACGTTCCGTACATCATCAACCGCATCGACCGGGTGCTCGGTCCTGACGTCGCTGCGACGATGTCGCCATGGCGCATTCTGAGGAACAAGCGCATTACCGCGTGGGGCAAAGAGGTCGAGACCAGATTCCCTGTGGGGATCGCGATTCTCGACTACCTACAGCTGTATCGCAAGTTTGTCCTGCAGATGCAGGAGTCGTACAAGCTCGACTACATTGCCGAGAAGGAGCTGGAGACGGCCAAGGTCGACTTTTCTGCCGATTACAAGTCTATCGACGACATGCGAGCCCGCAACCACGACCTGTTCATCGAATACAACCTTGTTGACGTCCAGTTAATCGTCCAGCTCGACGAAAAGCTGCAGTTCATTCGCCAGGCTGCAACGATTGCCTATGACGCCAAGGTCAATCTAAACGACGTGTTTGGATCGGTGCGGTTGTGGGACGTACTGATTCACAACTACCTACTCGAGCGAAACGTTGCCGTGCCTCCCATGCCCGAGCGCGCTCAGCGCGACTCGATCCGGGGAGCCTTCGTCAAAGACCCACAATGCGGCAGGCATCTGTGCGTAGCCAGCTTCGACCTTGCTTCTCTCTACCCGTCGTTGATTCGTCAGTACAACATCTCCCCCGACATGTTTCGTGGTCGACTGTCCAGGCCTCCGACTGTGAGTCAGATTCTGGCCGGGTCCTTCGACGCAGACGCCGAGGTCCAGAATTGGTACGGTCGTAATTGCACCGTATCTGCGGCCGGCGTCGTCTTCTCCAAGGAGAAGCAGGGCTTCCTGTCGGCACTCATGGAACGCATGTTTGAGGATCGCTCGAAGTACAAGCGAGCGATGATCACCAAGAAGAAGAAGCTTGAGAAGCTGCCGCCCGACACGCCCAGCAACGAGAGAGACAAGCTGAAGGCCGAGATCCAGCGTCTCGATGCCATGCAGCAAGCCAAGAAGGTCGGGCTGAACTCGGCGTATGGAGCACTTGGCAACGTGGCATATCGGTGGTATCAGCGCGAGCTCGCCGAGTCAATCACCTTGTCGGGACAGGTCGCAATCAGGTGGATGGAGCGACATCTCAACTCGTTCCTGAACAAAGCATGCGGTACTACAGACGTCGACTTCGTCATTGCTATCGACACCGACTCGCTGTACCTGAACCTCGAGCGACTGGTCCGCATGAAGCACCCAGACCTCGAGAGCCTTCCCAAGACCGAGCTGATCCAACTGATGGACACGCTGTGCGAGAAGGTCGTTGCTCCTCAGATCAACAAGGGCTACGAGCAACTGGCGCAGCGTACGCATGCTTTCGGACAGCACATGACGATGAAGCGCGAAGCTCTCGCAGACGCTGCGGTCTGGGTGGGCAAAAAGCGCTATGCGATCAACATGTACAACCACGAGGGCGTGCAGTTTGTTGATCCTATCGTCAAGATGACGGGACTCGATGCGGTCAGGTCCTCGACGCCCAAGTACATCAAGACAATTCTCCACAAGGCATTCGAGATTCTGCTGACAGGGACCGAACAGCAGTTGCAAGAGACGATTGCTGCCGCCCGGGACGACTTCTGTCGGCAGCCGTTTGCTAGGCTAGCCAAGGCTAGCACCGCCAACGGATTGGACAAGTACAGAGCAGATCCGCCGCTCATCGCAGTGCCTCGGTGCCCCATCCACGTCCGAGGCGCATTGGTGTACAACTGGTGGTTGGACGCGAGGGGTCTCGGACACCTTCCGCGAGTCAGAGAGGGCGACAAGATCAAGTTCGCGTACCTCAATCTGCCCAACCCAGCACGAAGCAACGTGATCTCGATTCCCTCTGGTGACATGCCAGCCGAACTTGGTCTCGACGATTACGTCGATCGCCATCTCCAGTTCGACAAGATGATCGTTGAGCCCATTCAACATGCATGCGACCATATGGGGTGGAGTGCAACCAAGCGCGCCACTCTTTCCTCGTTCTTCGGATGACGCACATATATGCGCGACTATGGGTTCACAACAGACGACGACAGTCCTCTAAAGCCGTCCAGCGAGTGGCACCGACACGTCGACGCAATCGAGAGTCTGGTGCTGCCGTTGTTGCAGCACTTGCAGACCGACCCCGACAAGGCGACAATTCGATGGCCCGATCGGGCTTCGCAGATGGCAGAGCTCGAGAAGGCGTTCGTCGAGATCGCGAACTCCATGCGTGTAATCACAACACCCCTCTCCACAAAGGACACCCATGAAGACCAATGACCTCCGAAGCCGGCTGCTATCGAACAGCACCATCAAGGACACGGCCGTCCTCTCCGAGTCTCAGTTCTTCTCTAAGAAAGACCAGATCACGACGTCCATTCCGGCCCTCAACGTAGCATTCAGCGGATGCCTGGATGGCGGGTTTGTGCCCGGACTGACGATGTTTGCAGGGCCGTCAAAGCACTTCAAGACCATGTTCAGTCTGATCATGGCGAAGAGCTATCTGGACAAGTACAAGGACGCCGTACTGTTGTTCTTGGATAGCGAATTCGGGACTCCCATCAGCTACTTCGAGTCGATGCACATCGACATGGACCGCGTCGTGCACACGCCGATCACGGACGTCGAGCAGCTCAAGTTCGAGTTGATGAAGCAGCTCGAAGGGATTGTCAGAGGAGACCACGTCATCGTCGTAGTCGACTCCATCGGCAATCTCGCTTCGAAGAAGGAGGTCGAGGATGCGCTCGACGGCAAGTCGGTCGCTGACATGAGCCGAGCAAAGCAGCTCAAGTCGCTGTTCCGCATGATCACTCCGCACCTCACCCTGAAGGACATTCCGATGGTCGTGGTGAACCACACGTACAAAGAGATCAGCGTGTTCCCCAAGGACATCGTCGGTGGTGGAACGGGCGCATACTATGGGTCGGACAACATCTACATCCTTGGCCGGCAGCAGGACAAGGAAGGATCCGGCGCCGATGCCGAGCTCAGCGGCTGGAACTTCATCATCAACGTCGAGAAGAGTCGGTATGTCCGCGAAAAGACCAAGATTCCGATTACCGTCGGGTTCGAGGGCGGCGTGTCGAAGTTTTCGGGGCTGCTCGACATGGCGTTGGAATTCAGCGTCGTCGTCAAGCCGAAGAACGGCTGGTACCAGATCGCCGGGCAAGACAAGCTGTGGCGGCGTGCTGACACCAACAGCGACGTGTTCTGGGACAACGTGTTTGCCAACACTGACTTCAAGCAGCGCGTTTTGCAACACTACACGCTCAGCACGACGAGCATGATGCAACAC